ATACCAGAACCGATCTTTGACTTCACCCCAGAGGAGCGCCAGGTTTACAACACCTTGGCCATGCACCTCCAGGAGTACGACCTACTGCACACTGTGGATGCGGTAGGACTCAGCACCCTCACTAAGAATGTGGTAATCATGAAGTGGTGTGCCGATCAACTGCGTGGCCCCGACGATGTCATCCAAGTCTTTGACAATGGGACGAGCAACGTCAGTGGCATGTACTCGGCATATACCAAAGCACAAACCAGCTTCACACAACTGATGAGTAAGTGGGGGTTGTCGCCTGTCGACCGCGAGAAGATTGCGGGGATGCTGCTCGACAATGACGAGGACGATTACGACATGATCAAAAACAAGTAATGCCGTATCTCCCGAAACGTGAAAAAGACAGACCATGGAAGCAGAAGCCAAAGGGACGCAAGCCCCAAGGTGGACGCCTCCGAGAACCCGACCCGCGCTACCATACTAAACAGTGGCAAAGAACCCGAAAGCTCGTGCTACTTAGAGATGCAGTATGCGTCCTTTGTGAACGGCTCGGAAAGGTCACCCCATCCACCGTCGCCGACCACGTCATCCCAGTGCGTATGCGGGATAGAGAGGACGACCGATTTTATGACATCGACACCATCCGTGGTCTATGCAAAAGTTGTCATGCCAAAGTCTCAGGACGTCAAGCACACGGAAAAGCATGAGCGAGTACACCTATGTCCAATATGCGGAGGACGTGCTCAACGGGGACATAGTAGCCTCGAAGTACGTTAGGCTGGCCTGCGAGAAGTTTGCTACTGACCAGGAACACGAAGACTACTACTTTGACCCCGACATGGCTGAGAAGTACATCGCTTTCTTCAGTCGCTTCCTCAAACACAGTAAGGGCACATTTGCGGGTCAGGCGTTTACCCTGCTTCCGTGGCAACAGTTTGTGATTGCCAACATCTACGGTTGGCTCGATCGCAACACACACATGCGCCGTTACCGTACGGCGTACATCCAGGTTGGCCGTAAGAACGGCAAGTCCACGATGCTCAGTGGGGTGAGCCTGGCTATGCTGGACTTTGACGGAGAGGAGGGCAGCGAGGTGTACTTCTGCGCCACCAAGCGCGACCAAGCTCGTATCTGTTTTGACGAGGCTACGCGCATGGTCAAGAGCAGCCCCAGCCTGTCCAAGCGCATCGGTGTCCACCGCGCCAATATGCACGTCAACAAAACGAACAGTAAGGCCGAGCCTTTGAGCAGTGACAAGAACAGCTTGGACGGACTGAACGCGCACCTTGCCGTAGTTGACGAATACCACGCCCACCCGACCAGTGCCGTGTACAACGTGCTCAAGTCGTCTATGGGTTCACGCAAGCAGCCTCTCATGTTCACGATCACGACGGCAGGCTTCAATGTGGACGGACCGTGCTACAAGCTGGCTCAGACATGCAAGGAGGTGCTGGACGGAAAAAAGACTGATGACAGTCTTTTCAGCATGATCTACGAGTTGGACGAAGATGACGACTGGCGTGACGAGAACGTGTGGCTAAAGGCCAACCCCAGCTTAGGGGAAAGTATTAGCACCGAGTACCTCAAGCAACAAGCTGTACAGGCCAAGAACTATGGAGGTGCCGAGGAGGTTAACTTCAAGACCAAGCACTGTAACCTCTGGGTGCGCAGCTCTGAGACGTGGGTGGCCGACGAGGTCTGGCGTGAGAACGACCTTGGTGTCGTTGAGTGGGACGGTGAGCGCCCGTGCTTTGGCGGTCTCGACTTGGCAAGCGTTAGTGACTTCTGTTCTCTCGTGTTGGTTTCTCCCAACGACATCGGCGGTTACGACACCAAGCGATTCTACTGGTTGCCGGAGGCAGCTATTGAGCGCAGGCTCTACAAAGACGAGTCTACCATCTACATGGATTTGCGCCATGCAGACGAAGTCATGGTGACTCCGGGTAATGTCACAGACTACGACTACATCAGAAAATGCGTCTCAGGTTATTACGTTGAGGACGGAGTTGTTAAATTTGACGAAGACTGTTTGATGAAGAAGTATAATCTTCGTAGCATCGCGTTTGACCGCTACAACAGCTCGCAACTAATAATTAACCTCACACACGACGGAGTAGAGATGTCGGCAATGGGACAAGGTTACGTCAGCATGAGTGCGCCTATGAAAGAGGTGTACCGCCTCTTGCTGGAACGCAAACTGAATCATGAGGGCGATCCTGTCCTTCGATGGATGGCTGGAAACCTTGAGGTGACGTACGACCCAGCCATGAACTGCAAGCCAGACAAGTCCAGGTCGCAGGATAAGATTGACGGCATCACAGCACTAATATGCGCAGTTGGTGAAGCCATGACGGAGACACAAGACGACGCTTTCCCAGACGACTACACGATCCGATTCTTATGACCTGCGAAGAGAAGCTCAAATTAGCAAGGAAACTCAATACTGCTGAGGGCTTCGTCGACGAGTATCAAAAAAGGCTTTACAAGCACAAGCGAAATGTCGATGCTTACTGGTCCGTGGAGGAGGACTACTACACTTTGTTCGGTCGAAACAGGTACAGTTGCTACCAGAGCTTCCATACCATCCTGCGTAGGATATTGAAAAGAAATCGAACAAGGTAGACTGATTAGATAGCTTCAGCCTGTATTATTGCATACAATGGCTGAAAATCGCAAAGGTCTGCTTACCCGGCTTCGGGAGGCGGTGTCGCCACAACAGGAACCAGAAACGCGTTCGTTCGACCCTGCCGTACACTATCCCTGGCAGCCGACACGTAGCGGTGTCATCATGAGCGAAGAGGGTGCTCTTGCTGTGAGCGCCGTGTACGCTTGCATCAACAAAATTGCAAGCACCATTGCCAGCCTGGACTTGGAGTTGTACGAGACCGACGGTGACGTTAAGCGACGTGACACGGAACACATCGCGTACAACTTGGCGACCAGTGAGCCTAATCAATACATGGGCGCCTACCACTTCTGGGTGTACATCATAAGCGATGCCCTCATGCACGGCGGTGGTTACGCCCTTATTGGCCGCGACGAGAACGGACGACCGAAAGAGTTGTCTTTGGTGCCACCAGACCAGATTAAGGCAAAAGACCTGAACGGTCGTCGCATCTATCTGTACCGCGACAGCGAAGAGGCACTTTTCAATGAGGACGTGTTAGCTATTGAGTGCTTCCGTGGCATCAGTCCCATCTCTGAGCACTTGGAGAACATCGGCCTGAGCTACGCTGCACAAGCCTACGGCGCCAGCTTCTTCGGTAGCGGTGGCAACATGAGCGGCGTGCTCATGACAGACAAGACTTTGAGTGAGGACCAGTACCGTCGTCTGAGCAGCACGTGGGATCAAAAATACCACGGCATCAACGCGGCCCACGCCACAGCCATTTTGGAGGCTGGCCTCAAGTACGAGCGTGTAGGCATTCCACCGGAGACGGCACAGGCTCTCCAAACACGCAAGTACCAGGTCGAGGAGATCTGCCGCATCTTCAACGTACCTCCATCGCTCATTCAGATGAGCAGCGATGTAAAGTACAGCAATGTCGAGCAACAAGACCTCTTCTTCTCCAAACACACAATCCACCCTTGGGTTGTCAACATTGAGCAGGAGCTTCGTCGCAAGCTGTTGCTCCCCCAGGAGCGCAAGAACTACAAGTTCAAGTACAGCATGATCAGCCTCATGCGCGGAGATATGGCTGCGCGGGCAGAGTATTATCAAACTTTGCTTTCCAGTGGAGTCCTCTCTATCAACGAGGTTCGTGCTTTGGAGGACCGTAACAGCATCCCAGAGGGCAATTTGCATCTCGTTCAGGTGAACCAGTTGCCCTTGGAATCTATGCGGGACTACGCAAACAGCATCACTGGGGAAGAACCTAATGGCGACGTACAGTAACTATCCGCAAGCAGCTCGTAAGGCTGCGCGTCGTGCTCTCCAGTTTAAGGAGAAGAACGGCTCGTCTTGTGGAACTCCTGTGGGTTGGCAGCGTGCCAATCAATTATCCAGTGGTGAGGCGCTTAGTCTGTCTACTGTAAAGCGCACTTTCTCTTTCCTTTCGCGTGCCGCTGTTTACAACCAGGGTAAGTTCACCGATGCTGACGGCAAGCAAATCTGCGGCAGCATCATGTACGCTGCGTGGGGTGGTAGCTCCATGCGATCTTGGTGCAAGGGTGTTATTAACCGTGCGGAGAGAGACAACATAGAGGAGTCAGAGACTCGGAACATCACACCTGCCGTCAAAAAGGTCTTGCAGAAAAAAGTAGAGGACCACAACGAGGGCAAGCCTAAGCACAAAGCTACTTACGCTATGCTTGCTGCCTGCTTTCGTCGCGGGATTGGAGCGTACAAGACAAATCCTCAAAGCGTTCGTCCGTCGGTAAAGAGTCCAGAGCAGTGGGCCTATGCCCGTGTAAACGCCTTTATGCACGCCTTACGCAACGAGAAGTTCAAGGGTGGTAAATTTGACACTGACCTACTGCCCAGTAGCCACCCACTGAGCAGCAAAAGAAATAGCGAAATGAACGAAGAAAAACGCACGAACGACATTGAGCGTCGCAGCTACGTCTTCGACAACACAGAAGTTCGTCTTGCCGACGAAGGTCGCACTGTCGAGGGCTACGCTGCTGTCTTTAACCAACCCACAATGATTGGCAAGGTTGAAGAGGTCGTAGCACCAGGCGCCTTCGAGGGTCGCCTTGACGACGATATTGTAGCCTTGTTCAACCACGACTGGAACATGCCTTTGGCCCGTAGCAACAACGGCGAGGGTAGTCTCCAGGTCCGCGTGGATGAGCATGGCTTGTACTACCGTTTTGAGCTGGGCAATCAAACCTATGCTCAGGACTTGGCAGAGAGCATCAAGCGTGGCGACGTCCGAGGCAGCAGCTTCGGATTCATTGTCCGCGAAGATGACTACGAGAAGAAGTCAGATGGTTCGTACCGACGCACCATCAAGAAGTTGGCTCGCATCGCGGATGTATCACCCGTTGTCAACCCAGCTTATCCACAGACTTCTGTTAAGATGCGCGATGCTATCGCAGCATTGGAGGAGCAAGAGGCTCCCGTACAAGATGAAATCCAGCCTACGTCTGCCCCCAAAAGGAAGGTAGCGGAGGCACTCCTTTCTATTCACCACCACAAAACCCTTTCACAATGAAAACATCTTTGATGTTGAAGGAAGAACGTGCCTCTCGGATCTCTGACCTGGAGGCGCTCGTGGACACCGCCAAGCAAGAAGAGCGGGAGTTCACGCAAGACGAAGAGGCGCGTCAGGCCGACCTCAATGAATCAATCTTTGCTCTCGACGAGAAGATTGCCAACGCTGAAAAGAGCGAGTCTATCATGGCACGTTCTATGGCGGGTGCTGCTTCTCAGTCAGAGGAGCGCGAGATGGCTGAACACGCGAAGAACTACTCTTTGCAGGACGCTATCGACCAGTTCCGTAGCGGCGGTCGCTTGAGTGGCCGTGAGGCTGAGATGCAGCAGGAAGCTCAAAATGAGTTCCGTCAAGCTGGTATCTCTCCCACGGGTCACATCCAAATCCCAATGGGCATGACCTACCGTTCCGCTGGAGACGTGTCTGCGTTTGCTGCCACCACAGGTACTTCCGAGCAGCCTGTGTTGCAAGGTCTCGTTCCTGACTCCATCTTGGAACAGGCTGGTGCTAACCGCATCACTGGCGTTGCTGGCACAGTCCGTCTCCCATCTTTGCCATCTGACGGCACAAGCATCACGACGGAGGAGGGTAGCCTCGACCCAGGGTCAGAGATGGCTGCTGTGGACATCGCGCCCGTCCGTATTGCTTCTCGCATTGACGTGTCGAATCAGATGTTGGCCGCCTCTACGAACAGCTTTGACGCTGCCGTGGCTGCTCAGTTCCGCAAGCACAGCGGAGGTCTCTTGGACAAGCAAGCATTTGAAAACTTCGTGGCTCAAGGTGCTTTGGTGAAGCGTAGCACTACTGGTGCCGCTGTCCTTCCAAATGTAGACTTCCTCTCTGCTAACGATTTGATTGCCGCTTTGGGCGATGCTGACGCATTGAACAACAGCGCGACTTTCTTCTCGAACCACGCTCAGATGGCCGCTGCTCGCAGCAAGGAAGCTATCGCCAACGGCGGTATTCCAATGTTGGGTTCAGACAAAACCATCGGTGGTTACAAAGCGTTTGGTCATAGCCAAATCGGTGCGGCTTTGTTGACTGATACAGATGTCGATACTATTGGCGAGGTGTATAACAACGGCACGGCAGGAACGACTGTCACCAACGCTGCAAGTGCTTTGCCATTCTTCCTCATCAACATGGACGACGTGTACTGTTGCTACTGGGGTGGAGCGGATTTGATCGTGGACAATGTGACGCAGGCCCACGCTGGCGTGACCCGTTTGATCATGAACTACTACGCCAACTGTAAAGTTGGACACGCTGCTTCCGCGAAGTACGTGGCCGTAGCCTAACCAAAAAGCCCCTGACCCCTAAACGGTAGGGGTTGGGGGCTTTTCCTAAATCGACAACCATGAAACTGATCAACGTTCAAGGCAACATCTACAATGGCACGACATTGGTAGGCGCCCCCGGTACTGACTATCTCAAAGCCAAGCGGTACGGCAACACGAATACTATTCAGCTTGTTATCGTGGCTGCTGCACACGCAGGGTCTGATGACATCGAGTTGTCTTCATGTGACTACCGCAGTGTGTCGGTAAACGGCACAAAGTACACTACTCCTGCCGCTGCTGTCACAGGCATCAACACCATGCTTGAGGCGGCCCTTGCTTTGCCCAGCGGCGTTGTGCTTCCAGAAGGACTGACGTTGCCGGCCAAAGTCGTGGCTTCTAACGTGCAGGCCTTTGGAGCCAGTGAGGACGGTGACCTCTACCTGCAAGGCTCGGATGTGAAGTATAACACTCCATAATAAGATGCTAAATCACCCAGAGGTAAGAATTGATTATGCTACGGCAGGATCGGGGTCCAGCCCCTTTCCTGTTCTTAGCGTCGTGAAATCACATTTGCGTGTGGACTTTGACGACGACGATACTTACATCGAAAGCATCCGGTCGGCAGCAAAGTCGTACATTGAGGAGTATTGCAGCCTCAAGTTCGGCACGTTTGTCAACTATGCGTATTGGGACTACGCACATCCCTTGGTCCTTGTGCCTGCCCAGGCCAATGCCATCCTCGACTCTTACCCAGATACTTTGCAATTAGATGTTCTGCAAGACGATGGAACGTACGCAGAAGTAGCTGCCGCAGAGCACGACATTGATTTCAAGACCAATCCCATCCGTGTCCGATACAGTGGAACATACAGCTATACGCGCAAGCTCAATCGGTTTAGACTGCGTTTCCAAACACAGAACTCGACTGTTCCGGCTTACGTGAGCCAGGCCTTCCTCATGATCTGTGGTCACTTCTATGAGAATCGTCAAGACGTAGGTAAAGACCGTGTGTTTGAAGTCCCTATGAACAGCCGCTATCTGTTGGAACGATTCCGTCAATCTCAGTTCTGATGAACATTGGGTCGTTCAATAAGCAGATTAAACTATACTCTCCGGTCACCACAGTTAACAGCTTTGGTGAAACGGAGACAAGTAACTACACCTTAGAGATTACGGCGCTGGCTCGTCGCCGTGACATTGAGTGGTCTACCATCGGTGAGGAGGTACACGGCAAGCAACTTGTCGTCGAGGCTCGCACCGAGTTCTACATCCGCAAGTTTCGCAGTGAGGTGGTGGAGAGCTGGATTGTTGGTTACGCAAACAGGTACTACGAGATCACACGTGTCGACGAGTTTGGTAAGGGCGAGTACACTCGCATCTTGGCTCTGCGTCGTGACAACTGGACACCGACAATCGCGTAATCATGAGCCGACTTCTGAGTGGTCGTTATGACCCTAACTTCAAGTTAGACCTCAAGGAAGTCAAGGAGTTTGAAAACAAGCTCCAGCTACTTTACGGTATGACTGTGAAGGAG